AGCGGCTCTTAAATTGTCTGCAAGAACTGAAAGTGTTCTTCCTGATTGATTACCTACAAGTTCTAAACCTTGTTGTAATTGTTGAAATTCTGCAGCTTTTGATAATGCATTAAATGCGGCTGTCGCTGCGAAGACGTTAGCGGCTAAAGTAGCGTATGCTCCTACAAGAGAAGTTCCGCCTCCACCGCCATCAATAGTATTTGCTAGTTTTGAGAAATTTTTTGTAGAGTTGGCAGTTTGAACTAAGCCTTGTTTTTGACGGCCATATCCAATTTCCTGTTGTTTTGATAATCTTTTTTGAGATTTTTCATTTTGTTCTTGTGATTTAGTAAGTTTATCTGTCTGTTTTGCAACAGCAGAAATTTTGTCACCTTTCTGGACAATCTGAAATTCAATTAAAACTTTATTATCTGCCACTCTTATTCTTTATTCTATCATATTCCGCTTTTAATTTCTTTTGCGAAACGTCTATAGCTCTACTATCTAACCACAGTATTAATTCAAATAGATAATCTTTTTGATGTTCCTCTATATTATACTGTTCAAGTAAAAAATTAAAATTTGTAAAATCTTTCCCTATATAACCAATATCAGGAAATATTCTATCTCCCATGCTATTAAATATATTTAAAGCATCTATAACTATTTGTGGGAAATCTTCCCAGTCTGGAGGACACTTTTCCCAGTCGGGTTCTTCCTCCATTTGTTCCATCATTTCCAAGTACTGAGACTTGGTCATTCCAATATCTTTATTCTCCAGAAACAGTTTTAACTTTTCTAGGACTTTCTGTCTGTTCTTTGCTACGAAAATTCTCTAGATCAAAGACTACCTCGTTGAGCCAATTATCAAACTCTGATGAGTTTTCTACTAAAACTACTGCATTTTCTTGTGAATAGTCCATTTCAGTATCTGGATTTTGTCCTTTAATATCAACTAAAATTAAATCTTCTAAATAACCTAATTTTAAGCCTTTCCAATTTTTTATAACTGCACTGCTAAACTCATTTAAAAACTTTGATTCATCTAATTCTTCATTAAATATTCTAGTTTTTCTATCAAACTTATTAATAGTGCATTTCTTTCTTAAATTAATAAGTTCTTTTCTTGAAAGATTTGCAAGTTCTACTTCAAATCCCTCTAATCCTGGGAATTCTACCCATGCTGTTTTACTGTCAACCAGTAATGATTTTAAATCCATTTATTTTCTCCTTTAATATGTAATTAATGTTCCTAAATCTGTTGGACTATTGACTAATCTATAATCAAAAGTCTGTGTAAATACTTCTCCTTGTCCAGTTCTTTTTGTAAACATACAATCGCTTGCTCCAGATGTAAAGTTGAAGAAAGTAGTATCATTTACTAAAGTTTTTACTGCTATACGAGCAGAAGTATCAAAAGTTTGAAAAGTACTTGTATTATCTGAAGTTAAATATTGAGTTATATTTCCTGATAATACTCTGTCATTCAAACTATAATTAGAAGGGTACATGGCATTACTTGCTGAAGTCACTGACAAACTATTTTGCAGTGTTTCATAAGGAGTCCAATTTATATTATTTTGCACGCTTAATGTAGCTGAAACTAAGTTTGATACATTAGTTCCATCTACTTCCACATCAAGCAAAGGCTTTGTGGGAGTTCTTGTGGCACTTGCAGATTGCAAAGTACCTGGAAGGGAATAACTATCACTTCCTACTCTTTCTAGTTTTTTCGCTGCTCCACTTATTGATAGTCGAAGTGGATTGCTACGTGCAAATGAAAACTCTCCTTGAGTTATAATACATCCTTCTAATTTAAATGTACTTTCATTTGTGACTATATACATATCAAAAGACTTCAATAATTGTTCACCTGTTGAAGTGTCATAGTCAGTTAAAAGATCTAACACGATTGATTCATCCTTTTCCTCTGTAAGATGAATCTCAAAACTAAAGTTAGCAGGGTTTGCTTTAGTTATGCTCGTTCCTGAAAACATTTTTGTTTGATCGTGCAAAGTCTTAACTTCGTATGCATCTTCCGCAAATGTTTGTGAGAACGATAAGCTGGGGGTAATCTTTACATTGTATCGATTACCCCCATAAACTATATGGAGTTGACTTTCTCTGAGAAAGTTATACTCCGCCATGATTATGCTGAGCCGTCAGAATCGTATAGATTTGAAGCGTCTGATGTAGTATCATAGCCAGACTCACTAAATGTGGTCTCACCATGATATTTTACCTGCATATCATAGGTTGTAGCATCTGCAGAATCTAATGAATCTGCTGGTAATGCTGCGAATTCAACAGTTGTAGAAATAATATCTGCAACTTCAACTGTTGGAATTGATAACATAGCTCTTGGTACATCTAATTCAATTACAGGAGTAGTTCTACTAGCAAAAGCTGTAGTATCTCCACCCATAAACAAGCTCATATTAAAGCTTGGCTGAATTAATCCTGTTGCTGCTGATAAGTCGGTCAATAGTTGGTTAGAACCATTTGACTTAGTATCTAAGTAGCAAGTTAATGAACCAGTAACTGTTCTAGCTCCTGTAAATGAACCGATAGGTTTATCAACGATACCTAAAGTTTCTGGAGTTAGATAAGTAATATTATTAGCAATTGTTATACTTCCACCAGTTATATTGATTGAATATGTTTTTGCATCTAAACCACCTGCGGATGCTCCTCCTCCTTGAGCGGAGTCAACCACTAATGATAGTTGAGATAGTTTATTCTTTAAGTAGTCGGCATCTGCAGTACCAGTCATATCTACATAGTTGTATTTTTCTGCATAAGTACCATCTGTACCTGCTGAATCGACATCTGCATCATCAGTAATAAATACTTTTGATGGGTCTTCTATAACTGTAGAAACTTGGTCAATAGTTGTTGAGTTACCTGACCAACTTAAAGTTGCAATTCCATCAATAGAGAAATCAATCTCTACTTGGTTAACTTGACATTCGTTTAGTCTGTAAGTTGTATTTTCTAGTGCAAAGAAAATAGTTAGTTTTAAAAGCTCGTGAGTGTCTGAACTTAAGAAGTTGACATCAGCTGAGTGTGCACTTGGGTACTTAATTGCACCATTAGTGGTTTCACCAGCAGCACCTCCAACACCTGTGTCAGAGCTGTCTTCTGCTTTAGTAATACTTTGTCCAGCCAAAGCTGCCCAAAGAACATTCTCAACCATGTCACTTTGTCCACTTGTTCTAATGGACGCGGTACCATGAGCAAAAGGTCTTGCATAAGTTTGAAATGACCATTCAGCAGGTGCTAAAGAGTCATTAAATCTTTTTGACGTTCTGTTTGGTACAGCACCAGCTTCACTTACTGTGATATCTGTGCTCTCACTAGCTTGAGAAAAACTATAACCATCTAATACACCAATTTTAAAAGTATTTGCATCACTCTCGTTTCCTTTGAATAATCCAAGTCCAGTTCTTAAACCATCAGCAGTTTTTCCATCAGCAGAGATTCCGTCTACTGCCGCAGTAAATCCAGTTGCTCCTGAAGCTCCTGCAGTAGTTTGGTTTAAAACTTCACCATCAGCAAAGTCAGTACCTCTGAAATTATTAGGAATATAAACTGATTCTGGCAAGTTTGTACCGCTGTCAACTGTTTTAACTATTACTTTCATAGTGTCACTATTTGTAGCACCAGTCATAGTAAGAATATCACCAGCTGCATAAGTACCACTAGCTGTACCACCAAAAGTATCAATACCTTTGACACCACCTCTAGAGTTTGAATTTGCAACTACCCCGTTTACAGAGCTGACAAATACTTTGGTATTTCTCGATAGATTTAAAGCCATTGCTTTCTCCTATTATTTCTTTGGAAAGGATTCCGCGTCATTTTAATGAGCGTTTTCGTTTCCTAATATCGTACAGTGACTACCATTTCTCCTATACCTAAAGGAGCAATTACTCCTTCATCGGTACTTATAGACTCAATCGTTATAGATGTCGCCTTTAAGTTAGGGTCTACAGTGTCATCATACACCAATGCATCATTCTCGTCGATTACTCGTTCGATATCTTCGAGTAATAATGCTAATTCTTCTTGAGCATCTTCTGCGTGTTCCACATATGCTCTTATTGTAACTGTTAAAAATCTCCATTTAAAGCCGCCAGGTTGATATTCTCTTTCTTCATCTCCTGGTACTATGCAGATTTTTGGATATTGTTCTATTTCATCTAGAAAAACCATTTTGGTAGCTACATTATCAAATAAGTTTATTTTATATGGATGGCTACCATCTATTTGTTTTAGTTTTTCTCCAAGAGCGTGGGCAATTTTCTTTCTACCTGTTCTATATATACTTGCCATTATACTCTCCTAAGCGTAAATTTATTTTCTACATGTCTTGCCGCTAAGTTTCTTATGCTTCTTGCTATTAATGGCTTTGGATTATATCCTATAGGCCATTTCTTTTGTCCTGTATTCTCAAAAGTTTGGTATGGGTCTAATTGATATGTATACTCTCCAATTAAATTAGTTTTACTAGGTCTAAGACTTTGTAAATAAGCTGATCTAGCAAATTGACCTGTTACATAATTTAATGCAGGTCTGCCCATATTTCTTTGTAACTCATTATGTAATCCTCTATTAATATAACTTTTTAATTGAGGAAGTGTTACTCCTTTTTGCAGTTTACCAGATTGTTCTCTACTTCTTCTTGAAACTGGTAAAGTTTTTGCTACTCCTTTAAGAGAAAGAGACTTTCTTTTTGTTCTTCCTTTGTATGAATTTGTACCTTTTCCTACATTTATTTCATACTCAAAAGGGTTTGTTTTAGTAGCTTTTATATTTTTTGTTATTTTTATTGTTTTTGTTTTTTTGGGTTTAAACTTATTTGCAATTGCTAATATAGCAGCATCTTGTAAATCTTGACTATAAGGTTTACTTGTTTTTGCATCTGGTTTAAGTATTTCTCCTTCTTTAACTTTTTGTAATACCCATTTTGTTAAATAAAGTTCTGCTTCATTTTTTATAGTAGAAATATCTGTTTTTTCTCTTTTATTAGTAGCAATTCTTACTTCTATTAAGTGATTTTGCCCTGGAAGTTTAACTCCACCTGTTTTTCTTTGAAATCTTTTATTTCTAGCAGTAATTTTTATGCCTTGCATAAAATGATCTACAAACTCAGAAACTTTAAATTCTACTCCACTAACACTTATAGTAGGATTATTCTGTTTTAATACTTCAAGAGCTTTTACGCCTTTAGTACTTGATTCCTTATGTGCAGCTTTTACTCCTCCATCGGTTAATAAGTTTCCATAAGTATCACTATATATTCCGTCTCCTCCTAATCTTGCTTGGCGAGACTTACTATATCGTTGTCCTCTTTCATAAGAGAATCCTAAAAATTTGCTTCCTAATCCAGACTTCTGTCTTACAATTTCTACCCAGTTATCCCAAATAGTATCTTTAATAAAGGATATAGCTTGAGTTGCATACTGTTCTTGTAAACTTCCATCAATAGTAGAAGCAACAAAATCAATTTCTAATACTTGACCATTATTCTGAACTATATACATTCCAGGCTTAAAAGCTATGGTTGTACCCAACATATCTTTACTAGTTTGAATATAAGAAGCTCCTTTTGGTTGTGGGTTACCCCAATATATAAAAGATAAATTTGGAACATCCTTTGATGTTTCTAATAATGCTTCTCTCCAACTATCATCAGTATTATATGTTTTCCAAGCTGGATTAGAGGCTCGAATTATATTTCTTGCTGCTTGTTTATATGCTTGAATAAACTCTCTTCCTCTTACAGTAAAAGTTAATATAGTACCTTCTTCTAGAAAAAACCCTTGTTTAATTTGTTTTCTAGCTTCTTCAAGTAATCTATCAAATTCTTTTTTATAGTCTGCTCTTGCCATTATTTATAAAC